TGCATTCTTAATACATTGTTTTATTTCTTCGTCAGTCATATCTCCTACATCTTTTGCAGAATGAGGATACATTACATTGTGGTCATATTTAGCCCACAAAACATTTTTACTCTTTAATTTATTAGCAATTGTCATTCCTAATGCTTTACCTGCTGCATCTGCATCTGTCATAATAATAATTGTAGATGCATACTTATTTAAGTGTTGAATGTTAACATCTGATATGCTACCACCTAATGTAGCAACAGCATTTGGATATCCCGCCTGCCATAAACGAATAGCATCAAAGCTAGACTCAACAACAATTATAGTTCCGCCTTCACGCTTTGCTCTATGTAAATTAAACATAGTTTTATTACGTGGAAGATTAGGGCTGTTCTTAAAAGCTTTTCCTTCAATTGATCTGCCAATAATTCCAACTGGCAATCCATCGGGTGAATGTAAGGGAACTATAACCATGTCTTGCTTATCAGAATAACCTAATTTAAAATGATTAATAGCTTCTAGACCTATATGACGTGAACCAAAGTATTCTACTGCTTTAGGGTTGCTTGCCATATCAGAGTAAAGCTTATCTAAAGTTTCCTGTGGGAATTCTGTAAACTCTGGCTTATCATCAAGCAAATCTTTTAAACCATCTTCAAATGCTTCCGCTTCAGTTTGCTTATTAGCAGATATAAAACGCAATGCCTCAAAATCGTTCCTGTTAGTAAGTTGTTTAACAAGATCTAGAACTGTGCCAGATGAATCACAGTTTTGATTGTAGCAAATGTAAAGACCCTTAGAATAACTTACCGCAAATGCTGGCGAGTCAACATTATGGTGAAATGGGCATAGGCATAAAAAGTCTGTGCCAGTTTCAGAAACAATATCAATATTGCAAGAACGCAGAATAGAGCGGAGATCCGCTTTGCTATATGCATCTAACATTTTTTATCCTTTAGGTATTAAACTCTGACCTGAGAAACCTTCATACTTCAGTGCTTTGGCTTTCCCAAGATACATCCCATACATAACCAAGTTGAAGGTATAGTGATCCTTCTCCTCGTTATATTTTATATTAAATTGTGGTTGTATGTCAAGGACGGGAACATAACCTTTGTCCCGCATCTGCTGGACTAAAAGCCTTTCATAGTTCTCTCTAGAGCTTTGGAGCTTGGCATCGTCTCCGATAGTCCCGCTTATCCAAAAGTCATGTATTTTTCTTGGGTACATGGCTGCCTAACTGTCTTGATAATTATACCAAGTTAGCTAGACATTACATATTTATCCAATAGGAATATCGTAGACTTCCTTAACAATTCCCCGATTAAGGTCCCAATCCAGATACATTCCAAATTCAGTTCCGTGACGGTTCTTACGGCTTACAATCTCCATGATATTACTATCAGGATTTTTATGAATTGCCATAGCCATATCAGCATCATATTCAATTGCCTTTGACCAAGCAACTTGGCTTAGCATTGGTGGTGAATCATGATCTGCTACTTCTTCTGCAGTTGCAGCAGTGATATCAATAATTGGAATGTTATTAGACATTGCCAACTTCTTGAAAGATTTTGAAATATTCATATTACGTTCTGTAGGGCCTTTAGAATTTTGGTTATCAGCAAATAACTGGTGATAGTCAAGAATAACAATATCAGGCTTATACTGGTCAATCTTTCCTTGGATAACGTTAGGGGTTACCTCTCCCATACCTTCATTTGATACTAGGATGAACTGATTCTTGTCAGCAAACTTCTTTGAACCCCAATCATCAAACTGGTCAATATTAATATCTCCTCTAGCAAAGTCTGAAGCCTTAAACAGTCCCGACCCCATCATAGTATAAATACGGTCTCTCATATTTTCAGGTGTCATTTCAAGGGACACGATCATAGGTTTAAAGCCCTGTTCCCAAGCTTTGCAGGCCAAATAAGAGGAGAACCACGTCTTACCCTTACCTGGCCAACCAATCATCACAATAAGGTGTCCTGGAGCCATCCCAGTGGGGTATGCGTAGTCAATAGCCTTAAACCCTGTCATGATACCTGGACTTCCACCCATAGCATCTGAGCGGTCTTTGATTGCTTGAAAATGCTTTTCTGCTTCCTTGTAATCAGTCAAGTCAACATCTCTGACATTTGAAGTAAGCTTACCCAGTGTAGCAAGCTCCGCTTGCATCTGAGCAATAACCCTACCTGAAGCCTCAGTCTTTAAACTGGCACCTGAAGATAAAAGCAAGTTGCGTAGTCTAGAAGCAAGGTATTCATTCTTAAGTTGATCTAAGTAATAGGCTGTCTCGCCTTTAACCTTTGTAGGTTCAAAGTCTTTAAATCTTTCGGTAAGTACGGAAACATCAGGTACAGCCTTAAACTTTAAATAGTAAGACTTAAGCCCTTCCCACACATCTCTGTGCGAAGTAAAGACCTCATCAATATTTCCAGACATTACTACGGAAATATCTTTATTCTCACATATCGCTGTGATTACTGCTGACTCTGTATTCATTGTCTCTTTCTTCAACCATAGTTTTCGTTTTTGCTCTGATTAGCTCACGACGTAATTTGTCTTGCTCAATTTGAGTAAGTGTTAAATCTATCTTTTCAAAATTGTAAAAGAACCATTGTAGCGGATGGCCTGGACGAGAAGTTTTAAAATAATATTCTAATAACTCTTTTGCCCTGTCATACCCAATACTGTCAATAACATCTTGCATTGCCCACTTCTCACGATAGCGATTTACGACTGGAGCTTTTTTATAGACCTGCTTGTATAAAGCACAATAAAAGCCAACTAAGCCGTAGGCTAGTTTTGCTTCATCTTTGGTCATTTTTTATTTGCCTTTAACTCTTCCTCTATCTCGCCAACTTTTTCCATTAGCTTTTTCTCTACGAAAGTATACACCCTATTTGTGGCTTCGTCAATAGTCTCACCTTGACGTTGATAATCTTCAATACCAATGCCAACCTTTAGGCTTTCAAAATTACCTAGGTTGCGGGTAAACTGTAAATCAACTTTAACGTTAGTCTGATTCGTCATCTTTCTGAACCTCTTCCTTTTCCATTAATGCAAAGCCTGGCTTAAACTTCTTTTGACCTTTATCTGCAAGGTGTTGATAAAGCATCATTAGGCGATCTGATATTGCTATCATAGCATCTAAGTCCTCTTTCTGTCCAGCTATCTCCATAGCATATTCAAGAACTCTTATTGCAGCATCAAGCGTTTGCTTAGCTTCTTTACTTAATTTATTATTGTCTACCATTCTGGTTGCTTCCAAACTGGACTAAATGTCCCATCATTGTTTTTAACATATAAAATGTTTTCCTGTCTCATCATTGCTTCAATCTCCGCTCTGCTTGGCATATTTCCTGGATGGACTTCTCCATCATTTCTAGGTCTGCCTCTATGGACAGTCTTAAAAAATTCGTGCATTTCTCTAACATCATCTTCACTCCAATAGTATTTGCCTGGAGTTTTTTTACCATTTAAAGAGTAAACTTGTTGTGGCTTTTTAATATTACCCGCATATAAATGCCTTTTGATCGTGTCTTCATGTCTTCCAATAATTTTAGATACCTTGGAAAGAGGGTAAGCGTTTTGCAAATTCTTCTTAACGTCAGTTAATACAAACGCTACACGCTTACCCATCTCGTAATCCCAGGCGACCATTAGATCTTCTGCTCTTGATTGTCTTAAGACTTTATAAAGCTTAGTATTTAAATAGAAATACCGTAGCTTTTCTGAAGTCTTTCCTCGTTTTTTGACAGCCATATACCGAACCTTGAATCTCTCTTGATCATCCATCTGTTCCCACACATAACGCAATACAGCTCAACACGGATTTTTTGGGAATAAATCCTGTCTACAAAAATTCTGCCGTTGCATTTTCTACAATACATTATTTAGTTTTTCTTTAGCCTACTTAGAAGCTGGCTTCTTAGCAGGAGCCTTCTTAGGCTTTGCAGCCTCATCTAGCTTCTTTGTAACGGTTGCTGTTGCAAGTTGTGCAACCATACCGAAAGCAGGGTCCTTCTTGTTAACATAGCGTAGTGCTACTGGAACAAGAGATGCCCATAGAGAGTTTGCTACTAGCAACCACTCGTGTCCGCCAAAGCTTGAGATAGCCACATGTGTTGTTGCTGCAACAATTGTTGCCGCTCCAATAATCTGACCGATCAAGTTACGAACATAAGATTCAATCATTGCCTGATTAATCTTCATATTTCATTTCTCCTTATTTGTTAGTGTAGATGTTGCTCTAAAGAGCAGGGATTGAAACCTTTGTTTTATTAAATTTTTCCATCTACGTATTTGTTTTCTATACTGAAAACAGTTTCCCATCTACAAAACAAGTGTAGTCAGGGGAAATTTCTACAATCTGTACATGAGGATGTTCACCATTCTCAATGTGTGCGATTGCAAAACCTTTTTGCCAATTGTGGTTCTGGGTGTATTTCATGCCAGAACTCTTTTCATCACACATATGACCAATCTCGTATCCACGAATTGTTCTGCCACCAGTTGCTGCTGGTAATTCGTATGTCTGGAAATGTGATGCAATTCTATGTGAGTGACCTCTAATCAAAGAAATCTGTAGATCATCAATGTCTTTTCGTACTGCACCTGTGTCAGCAATTGAAAGACCATGATGAACGTGAATGTCACCAAAACGATGCTTAGGCAATTCGTTATAATAAATGTATTCATAGCCTAAAGAATCTAGGGACCAGAGCGATTCTGGTGTTACATCCTTGGCATAATCTGGAAGCTTCTTATCAATGTAATCAAAGATACGGATATCGTGATTTCCTAATGCTGAAAACAATTGTGCATCTGGAAGCATTTCACGAGTCTTAGCATAAAAATCTCGTGCACCCTTTGCTTCATGTCGCATCATAGGGACAATAAGATCTTTGCTGTCATCTTTGTGTAACTGCATAAATTCTGCAGAACGACCTTCTGTATACTTGCTGTAGCATGCTTGATCATCTGTATCGCCAAGATAATCTACAACGTCTGGCTTAAACCACTTCATGACTTTAAACCATAATTCAATGGCCTTATCATCCTGATATGGGAACTGCTGATCGGATGAAAGCATCCACTTTAAATCATTACTCATGTAATCCCTTTCTGGGGGTTTAGTTTATTGTATCGTATGTTGTTATTTTCTGTCAAGCAGCGTGTGCTTTATTATGTTCTTTTCTTGAACAAATAAAAAGATTGATTAATCTATTATCCTTTTTATCATTATTAATATGATGGATAGTTTCCCAATCTTCTATAATTCTATTTAATTGTTTTTCCATTATAAGTCGGTGTTCATAATACCAACCTTTGAAAGCCTTTGGATGTTCTGGTACTTTTATAAGTACATATCCTTCACGGCTTATTCTCCTATCCCGCTTTGTCCAAGCATTGATAGGAAAGTACATTAAAGAGGTTTCTTTCCAAACGCTAGTAGGTGAAGAGTAAATGGTTGCACACTTGCTCCCTTTGCATCAACGATTGTTACTGTGCATTCAGTTGTGCCTGGAACTTTAGATAGATAAGCAACTGGTGCTGTACCTGTTGCGTTACTTACAAAAACAGTTGTTGTAATAGTAGGAACATCAATAAAAGATTGACCATAATTAACTGTGCCTGTCCATGTTCCTTTTTGCAAGGTATCGCTTAGCTGTACACTTGCAATTGTAAATTGAGAAGCTGGTATAGTACTTGTAACTCCTGCTGTACCTGCTTTACCAACTTTTGTAATTGAACCCATAGATCCATTTGAAAGTTGCAAGAACAAGTCATCATGGCTTTTGATTGATTGAAGCATTGATGAAATTGCTGTATAGTCAATTACTGTGTTGTCTACTGTTGGATCAAATGTCACTTAATGTTTCTCCTTCTTCATGGACAAGAATTTCTTTTTGTCCCGCTTTAATAATTTCACGATCAAACCATTCTAGCACACTTGGATCTATAACGTGTCTGCGTTTTGAATCGCTTATAAGATATATTTTACCATCTGATATGTCCTGCACCAAAGATCCATCTCTAAATCCCAGAGTCCCGCCAGATGTAAGCTTATTTAAAAATGTAGCATCAATTTTTAACACAGGCAAAGCCCATGAATGCATTGCTCTTTCAGAAACAAACTTAAACCTTTTATTACCTTTTACATAGTAAAAATTTCCAGCGTTTAATCCTACTAAGCCGCTGGGAACAAAAGTTGCGTCTTTAACCTGCTTGATTTGTTTTTTCTGAAAGGCTTTGAGAATATTCATTGATAGCTTCCTGCTTGTCTATTAGTTGTGTAATTTCTGCTCTGAGTATAGCAATTTGAGTCTCGTAATTTGAGACTAGTTCACCGATACGTTGTTGAAGAGCGGTAACTACTAATTCCGCTTTATCTGCCATTTGTATTTTCCTTTATGATAGGGAGGCTATTTCTGCTTGGATAGCAGCAACCTTTGAATCAATAGTAATACATTGAGTTGTAAGATCTTGAATTACTGCATCATTTGGAGATGATACAGCTTGTTCCTCTTTAAGCGATAACTCAAGGTTGTATCTATTAAATTGTAGATTCTTAAGATGCTGATTTGCAATACCAATCTTGTCTTCATTTGTTAACATTTATATTTCCTCCTTTCATAGTATACCATTTATGGTGTTAGTTTGTCTAGTTCTTCTTGCAAAACCCCGACTTTGGCTTTAATGTCTTGTAAAACTGAGTTTCTTGTGGGCTTATCTGGATGATCTTTATCTGGATAATCCCTAATATTTTCCTCAAGAATAGGAATATGTATCTTTAAACTATTAAGTCTGTTTGTAATTTCTATTATTTTTTCTTGATTTGTTAACATATTATGTCCAAGCACTTGTTGCACTTGTTGAACCTCCACTGTTTGTTGCTGTTACTGATAATTGTCCCCAAATATTGGTTCCGCCACTATACGACATGCTGGTTCCAGTTCCTGTTTTTACCAATGTGGCACCTGCTCCAGAGTTATTTGTTGCCGTATAAAATGCATAAGTATAAGATGTTGCACCAGTTGCTGACCAAGATCCACTCCATGAAGGCCCAGCTGAATATGTCAATGTAATTGAAGGTGTTCCTGGTGCTGAAACTACAACATTTGCTCTTGTACCAGTAGCTCCTCCTGACCATGAAGAAGCACCAGCTGAATTTCTTGCACGAACATAATAAGTTCTTGATCCACCAGCACCCATGCCAGTGTCTAAAACATAGGTATTAGTTCCTGGATAAAAATCTGGGGTATATGAATCAAGAGGTGGACCACCCCACCAAACTTCATATGAGGTTGCACCACTTGATGCATTCCAAGAAACATAGATTCCATCAGTTCTTGTTGTAGTTGCAGATATTCCAGTCGGTGTTGATGGAATTGTAATTTGTGCACCAGATGAAGCTAATGCGCTTCTTGCAGAGTTATAAGGTGTCCACACATTATTACTATTTGCTGCTGATACATAAAAATAATATGAACTGCTGTAAGATAAAGTAAAATCATACGATGTATTAGTTGTAGCAGCATCATAACCAGTTGCTGGATTTGTTGTTGTTGATGAGCCAGAAGAACTAAGCCAATAAATATGATACTGGGTAGCATTAGTTGCACCCGACCATGAAACTGTAAATACATTTCCACTTACAGATACTGATACAGATGTTGGAGCAGTTGCATTTGCAACTCTTGTTCCCGATACTCCGTTGCCTGCTGGGTACCATGCAGAATTACCGCCTGGTCCTTGAGCACGAACCCAATAATATCTTGTGCTTCCTTGTGTTATTGCAGTATCTGAGTATGTTGTTGTTGTTGAAGTAAAATCTGGAGTACTTGAAGTTGATGGATTTCCAGTTGCTGAACCGCTATACCATATTCCATAATTAGTTATTGTACCAGTAGCACCTGACCAACTTAAATCAACACCGTTTGCTGTTCCTGTAGCAGTCAAGCTTGTTGGTGCAGTGGGAGCAACCGCAGCAATTGTTACAGAGCCTAAATATACCCATGCGCTTGTATCAGCTATATTTCCACTATTTGTATACGATCTAATCCAATAATGCCTTGTTGTGGGTGTACCAATAGTTGCAGTATAACTTGATCCAGTCAATCCAGTGTAATCTGGAGTAACAGTATTTGCTGGTGGTGAATAAGTAGGTAACCAATAAATTTGATATGACTGTACGTTGTTAAGTATAGATGCACCCATTGTTTGATTAAATGTATCTACATAAGGGCTCCAAGTTAAATATGCATCTGTTCCAGATACGCTTGCGGTTCCCGCCGATGGTGCATTGGGAGATCCAGTGTAAAACCAATTCTGTGCAACACCTGTTTGTCCGCCACTATTTGAAGTTGCCCCGCCCAAGGTGTTATTGCTGCTATTGTATCCTGTAGCAGTCATATAGTAATAACCATTTCTTGGAAGATCATAATAAAAATAACCAGTTCCGTATGCCGTTCCAGAATCAAATAACGTATAGGTATTTGAATTTCCATGACCACTAACTCCAGTTCCATTTGCACTTCTCCATACTTGCCAATCTATTCTTGCAGCATCTGAAGAGTAAACAGCAATAAATCCTTGAGAAGATGTGGAACCAAAATAAGTAGAAAATTGAGGAACTCCAGCATATTTAGGAAGTGCAGTAAATTGAATTGATGCTGAAGCAGTTGTAAAATTAGTTTTAGCAACGTATATTGTTACCGTATATGTAGTACCAGGTGTTAAATTATCTGCAATCCATTCATATGGAAATTCTTGATTTTTACTTATAGTAGTATTTGGACTAATTGATGCTGTCCAAGATTCTGTATTTGAATATGCTGTATCATAATTATCAATATGTATTGTTGCATAACCTGTAGGATACACTGAAAAACCAACATTGTAAACAGATAATACTGGTGTTGCTAGTGTTCTAGATTGGATTGTTACTGGATAAGAATTTGTAGGATCGCTTGGGATACTATTATAGTATGCAATAACAACACATCTTAATGCAATATAGTTTCCATTAGTAATAAAATCTGTTGGTACAGTAATTGATCTTGTTGTATAACCAGGCATGTTTACATATGTTTGATAATCTGTTGATTTTTGCCATTGATATGTATAGCTTGTTGGAGTAATAGACCAGTTGGCAGAATATTCTTCAATATAAACGGTTCCTCCAGGAAATGTGTCTCCCATTGGTTGAGGTGTTCTTCCAGAAAGTGGTGCTAAAGTAGTTCCAGTGGTTACGCCACCAGCTGCGCCTAAATATCCGCTATAATTATTTGGGTTGTAACCTTGTGATCCAGTAATTGGAATTACATAAAAACTATATGTATGACTATTATTTAATCCAGTAATTGTTGCTGTGCCATAATAAGAACCTACATATCCACCAGTTCCATCGGTGCTACTGGAAGATCCATATGTATATGTTCCAGTATTTAAATCTTGATAATAAACAAGATATCTGCCTGTAGCAAAATAGTCATCTTGACTTGCAGCTGCCCAATTGATTCTTATAGAATTAGATACTTGATATGTAGTATCAATTGTAACTGTTGGTTTAGCTGGAGTTCTTAAAGTATAAGACCCTGTTGATTGATAACTTTGACCATTAGAATCTGTTGCTGTAATTGAAAAAGTAATAAAATTATCTCCTCCACGACCCATAGCAGCTGTTCCTGCTTGAGGTATTGTTGCAGCATATGTATTTGTACCTGCTGGTACTCTTGATGACGCACCCGTTGCAGGATTTGAAAGACTTGTTCCAGAGGCAAGTGTGTAGGTTGTTCCATATGAATTTAATAATTTAAAATTATAAGATATTGATGTTGGAGTTGGACTAACGTGATACATAGTTCCATATACTTTTGCCAAGTCATTATTGCTATATGTTGCACTGCCAGAACTTAAATCAATTTTTGCTTCAACAGTTTTTTCAATTTGAAATGTAGAAGAATAAGCTGATTGCCAAGTTGAAAGTGTATCTTTTACCCACAAATTAGTAATTGGTTGCCATGTTGCTAATGCGGTTTTTACATATATTTTTGCTTCAGACCAAGTACTAAGTGTATTTTTTACCCAAACTTTTGCTGCCATTTATTACCAACTAACCCAAAGATCTCCAACATATCCAGTACCGCCACCTGGAGCACTGGACCTTTGGCCATAATAAACTGCCATACCTAATTTAACAAGTCCGCTATATGGATCTTCAATTAACATTCTTTGTCTTGCACCTGCGCCGATACCATAAGATAAGTTTCCAGAATTGGGGTCGGTTATAACATATGCTATTGTACCTCCCGCAACTGATTGATAATCTGTATAGTTTCCTTGAACTGGCATACCATAAATAAAAGTTCCCGCTGAACTTAATTTAATTTTTGAAGTTTTATTATAAGCGGTTGCTGATGATCCACTGTAAGTAGCTGTGTCATCAATACCAGAAGTTGGGCTTCCAGCTGCTAGATTAATATATCCAGTACCTGAAGTAGCTGACATTGAAATATTTCCAATAGCAGTTGTTACACTCATTCCTGTTGGACCCCAATAATTAGTTCCTGATGCTACTGTTATTGATCCAGTAATACTTGCTGAGGTAGCAATAAGGTTTCCATATGTGTCTACTGAAAAAGTTCCATTACCATTGTTATAAGCAATAGAACTAATTGTTCCAGCAGTAATTTTTCCAGCATCTAAGTTTCCAATTACTTGGCTTGACACAGTTGTTCTTGTCCATGTACCTGAAACAATTGTGTACTGTGCAATAATGCTTCCATCAACATTCCTTACAAACCAAGTATCCCCATCTATATTATTACTTGTATTTGAATATGTATTTGCAAAAGTATCTGTTGTTGGGGTGCCTCCAGTAGCTGAAGATGTTACTGTTTGCTTTGTACCATTTGGAGCATAACCATTATTAGTTGTATCACCTTTTGTTCCATAAATAATTGTATTTTTTCCACTTGCGCTGCTTTGTGCTGCAAGTGCTGCATTATTTGCATCAGATGCAGCTTGAGCTGCAGATTGAATTGCTGTATCTTGTACACTGATCCATGCAGTTCCACTCCATCTATAAGCTTTATATCCATGAGCTGAGTCATACCACATATCACCAACATTGTTTGCTGTAGGTGCAGTAGTACCAACAAATGTTTGATTTTTAGTTATGGCTACAGCTACATTGGTAGTTAAAGCACTAGCTGTTACACCATTAATTGTTGCATTTGATGCAACGCTTCCAGCAAATACTGCAGTTCCATCTGCAGCATTAATATAAAATGTTTTAACTCCAGCTTTAAATCCAGCAATACCAGTACTATTAAGAATAACTCCAGTACCCTTTGTCGTTCCAGTAACTACATTAAACAATCCAACGTTTGGAGGAAATGGTGCATCTGTAGTTGTTGCATATAATGCTCCACCATTTAATTGAATATCTGTACCATCATTGATTGCTAATTGATTAAGTCCACTTGCACCCTTTGCTGATGCTGTATAAGGTATTGATGCGTAGTCTGAAACTCCATAAGTACCGTCCGCATTCTTTTTTACGGCACGAACCAACAAGACATAGCTACTTCCTGGAAGCAGGCCATCTTGAGTCACTGATGCTTGAGTTGTTGCACCTGGACTCCATTGGGCGGTAGTACTTGTTGTAGCCATATTCTATCCTAACTTAGTTGGAGATAGTATTCTATATCCAACGGCACTCCATAGACTTTTGCAATTGGAGTTGTTAAAACTGATCTGCTAACTAATCCAGCAGTGTTTGTAACTTCCCCAAGCAATGAAACTCTTAATGCATCAACAATAATTTCAGAAGAAGAACCTATTGTTTCAATCTTTATTGAAGAAATTGTAGATAAAGTTTGTATTGCAGATGTAAAGTTTTTAGACAATACTTGATATCCAGATTTAACTGAGGCATCAAAAGGGTAGCTAAGTTGTGTGTATGCGCCAGTCAGATCTGTTAATGTAACACGAACTGATCCTGATGTGCCAGATGGAACGTTTGCTAAAACATCTAATGTATCAACTTGAGAATATGATGATAGATCTAAATAAAAATTACTATTTGTAATTGTTGTACCATTTGATAAATCTAAACTGTAAAGCCCAACTCTTGGAGATAAGCTACTTTGTGCGGCGTATGGAACACTTGTTGATGTTCCAGCAGATGAAACCCAATCTGTTGGTGTTGAAAAATCTGTAATAATAAGTGTATCTCTTCTTCCAAATACTTTTGAGGTTGTAATCGGAAATACTCCTATTTCATAAATGTTAGCAGCAATAGAAGCATCTAATGTACCTTTAACTATTAATAGATTTGGTGTACCAATTTTATATGACTTAAGGGTAACTGGGCTTCTTGCAATCTCATATGCCAATGTTAGATCATTTACTGTTGGAGTAGTATTAATTGTACCTACGGCTATGGATGATGCCCATTCTTGAATTGACCCGCTCAAATATTGCAAGATTGCATTCTTACCATTTGTAGTAATAATGTTTTCTGAGCGTCCTACTTCAACCCCGTTTTGTTTAAATACGTATGTGCCTTTTAACATAGCTCCCCCTATACCGTAATATTCCCTGTAGTAAATACTGCTCCAGCCAAACCGTCTTGATTATAAGGAGTAATAGTAACCTTATAAGTTCCATGAGGTACATTTGTAAATGAACCACTAACCCTAGTGTCACCACTTGTTGGAACAATTAGTTCAGAGCTTGAAGCATTTGTAGACTGGTTTGTAGCAGCCATAACATAATTTGTTGCATTAGCAATAGCATCCCATGCTACTACTATATTACCAGATGTTGAGTCAGAAGTAACTACGTTAGTTACTGGAAGCGTAGATTTAGCTTGACTTGCCACGTACTTAATCTCATAAAAATCTGCTCCAGGAACGGGATTAAATAAAACAGTTACTGATATTGTATTTGATCCCGATGCTGTATTTAACTTTGATGTTCCTATTTTTAAATTTGTTGGAGGGGTAAGTGTAACTGTACCTGAAATTTGATTTGTAATACCACTTGTAGATGAATCTGTAGATGATAAAGCTAGTGGGTCAAATCCTTCTGCGCTATAAAGACTTAATAAATCAGTACTTAAATACTTTAACAACTCTTGGTCATCAACAACTATAACGTTGCCTGCACCAAAAAGTGCTCCTAATTTAGCTAAACCGATAGCTGTATTGTTAGGATCGCTTTTACCAATATAAAATTTACCACGCTGGGCGGGTGCTAAGGGATTTATATAATTATTATTATCTGTTCTTGTATCTGACATTTTATCCCTTTCCCTCCTTAATTATATCATTTTTAGGTGAACTTACCACTTATACCACCCCAAGGACTATAATAAGTTGTTCCATTTGCACCAACAACTGTTTGTCTAACTCTAAAATAACTGCTTCCAGTTGATCCAGTATTTACCAAAAAGTAAGATGAAGATCCTGTGTTTATGTTTGGTGATGAATGATCTTTGTGTCCTGTATTACCTGGTGTTCCAGATGCTGATGTTTTATTATAATAAATTTCCCAATCCCATCCCCATGAAACCCAATCACCCGTTGGAGCAGATGGTGTTGTTGGATTATACCAACTATAACATCCTCCTGAAGCATGATAGATGCTACCATCTGCATTTCTATGGAAATTTTCTGCAACAACTTTTGGCCCAGTTGAGAATGGTTTAGGTACTACTGAAACTGGAATAGGGTATGTGTATGTTTGACTATCTCCATTAACATTATTTGTTTGACCAGTAACGGTTATTACTACGCTTCCACCTTCAGACCATGAAAATGAACTATCTGTAAAATTAATTCCATCATTAGATATAGAAACATCTAACGGATTCTTCCAATCAGGTGAAGATGCCACATAATCAATTTTATATTCATTAGTGCCTTCTGCTGATAAACCTTGATATACGATGTGATATGCATCATAGCCTGCATTTCCTGTCCAAGAAACTGATGTATTTCCAGTCGCTGTTGGAATTGAAACTGGTTTAGATGTTGTAGGAATCTGTATACCCTGCTTTGCCGCACCACTTAAAGTTCCTTCTTGATTCTTTGCTTTTACATAAACAATATATGAGGCATCATCTCGTTTTGGAACATTTGTTATTGTAAATGTATACACACCATTAGCTAGTGGCATTTGAGTTACGCTTTTAGGTGTAATAATTTCATCAGCTTGACCAGATCTTCCAGGTGATAAGGTTACTTCATAAGACACTGGTGTATTATTACTCGTATCTTGATCAATTAAAATATTAATATTCTTATATGCAGTAGATGTTCCATCAGATAAAGATAAATCTATTGTTGGGGTGCTTGGTGAAACACCCGAATATGTAATAATGGATGTTGAGGTGCCTGGAGTAAAGTTATAAAGAGCACCTTGACAAAGAATATCTCCTGTTCCATCCGCATTTGGATATCCATTGATTAAAATGTCATATGGAATAGCTGTTAAGTTTGTAAATGTTTTTTCTCCTGTTGTTACAGTAAATGTTTGATCTGGCTTACCAGTAGCTGATAGCGTGATTACATATGACTTTATAGGCTTTGTAATAACATTGTAAAGACTGGATACCCCGCCAAAATTAATTTTAAATGAAGTGGATGATATTGGTGTTGCATTAATGATTACTCCAGGCAAATCTGTTGCAGTTCCTGCCTTGTGTGTAATTGTCATTGAATCACCTAAAGCCCCAGAACTACTCTTGGGGGTTACTGTTATAGTATAAATCTTACCAGCAGTTAGGTTTGGTATTGCTAAATTATAAGGTTGGCCAGCTGGGTATGCCACGTCTGTTCCCCATAGCTCTTGATCTCCAGAAATATGGTAATCAAACAAGCTTGAGTTTGTTGGTTGTGTCCACAACAATGTAATGTCATCTTTTTTAGTTGCATAGTTATATGTATCAGAATAAACTGTTAAATCTGTTATGGGCCCAACAACTGTAGCGGCAGCGGCAGAATATGTAAATGCTGCATATGTTTTTGTTGAATAAGAACTTGTTCCAAGTGTTATATAGATTGGTACTGAGCCTGCATCATGTGCAGGAGATGAAACTTGTATTCTTGTTGGAGAGTTGATATATGTTACGTTGTATGCAGCAGAGCTCCCAAACAATACTGACGGCAATGCATCCGCTGCAAATCCCGCTCCACCACTTAAAACAACTGTGTCTCCACCCTCTATTGATCCCTTTGCGGGATTACTTGCAGTAACTGGAATTCCATTTACCGATTCAATAACAACAGTTCCTGCAGAATTTAATATTGTTTGTGGAGTTGGTGCAGTACCAACTTTAGATGGAACTGGAGAATAACCAATTTCATTTAGCACAAGCATAGTTTTTAAACCTTGATTAAATGTTTGACTAACTGATTGTACAAAAAATGTTATTCCTGAAATATTTTTTAAAGTATGAGTTAATGAAACAACATCTCCCACTTGAACTAATGGGTTTCCAAATATTTCAACGGAAATATTTTTACTGAAAGCATCTGATGCTTTAGCAACTACGCCTAAGATAGAGTTGGCAGCCTTTAATGATTGAACCCAATCTGACTGTAGTTCTACAACCTCATTTACATTTTGTGGATTTAATACTCTTTCTAAGGACTGCTGTTCTGTTAAAACAATAAGACTTCTTGTTCCCACCATAAACTGTGCAGAAACCGCCTTGTTATATTCACTACCAGTTTTAGTCCAAATTGAGAACGGTGAATTATTTACAATTGCAAATTTAGATCTAAAGCCGCTATTAATAACATCAGAATATGATAAATTATTTTCATATACAGAAATCCAATCAGTTGGAGCATTTGTTAAAACACTATTTGAATAGTAAAGGTTATACATAACTTTAAATGGCTCTGCACCCATAGAAGGAGAAATTACATTTTGAACATCATACATATTTAAACCAATTACAACTGGTTGGGATTGAACAAAAAAGAATCTTTCAAGTTGTTTTTTATCAGCAACAAGATCATTTAAAAATGACTTCTTTTGAAAATGATAACTTACTGTTTCATCAACAACGCTTTCACATGCATACAATTCAGATAAATAAACTTGACTTGTTGCAACATTATCTCCATGACAATAAAATCCAAATCTTGTATTTTTATTTGCAACAAAAGATGTTGCATCAACATCTGTTTGAATTCTATAATTATTTATATAAATAACTATTTTTGATGTTTTAGAATTAACAGTAACTTTTAAATTAATCATTCCAAGTTCTTTTTGTGCAAACTTATCTGTTTTTGGCTGGTTTGAAATATAAGCATTTATTACATTTGTTACATCTAAAACTCCTCCTACTGATGGAGATCCGTTCCAATTTCCATAATTTAATTCATAATTGTTTAAAGTTAAATTTTTTGGATTTGTTTTAGCAGATATCATTGCAAAAAAAGCATTGTTATTTATAGACGAAGAATTATCTATATTAAAAACAATTCCACCAACATTATGATCTCCCATAATTTTTGGATAAAATTTAAATTTTGCAGAATAGGTATTGTATCCTTGATCTAATTCTGATTTTGGAGTAACAAAAGAAAAAGTTTTTGCTGGGCCAGTAATCGGACATTTTATCAATTCATTTTCAATGCTTAAATTTTGTCCTGGAGTAATTGTGTATGAATCGTTTGCAATAGACCAGTATTGCAGCTTATCACCAAATCCTGGTCCATTTTTATCTGACATTACTGTATGAGTACTTGGTTTTGTTCCAAACAATCCACGCTTTACATTTCTAAATCTGCTTGTAGGTTCATATGATATTGATGCTACACCTACGCTATTTGAAAATTCTGCTATGGCTTCAGCTAAATCGTTTTGTCCTGTAACTGGAACAAAGATGCTTTTACTTCCAGATGAGAATTGCATCTCTTGATCTCCAGTAGAGATGATTTCTCCTTCTACCACCGCATAGCTATGGTGTTCAATATTTGAAGAATAGAATAAGTCTGCTTTTTCTAACGGGTTGACTCTATAGTATGACTGAGAGTTTGATGAAATTGATTCTGATAAATGGTTGTATGGAACAACATCTTCGGTTTCTTGTTGCCAAATAATGTCTGGTGCTTGATTTAAAATTGTTGTTTGTTTTGAATTAACCGCTCCCGTGCCAGGTAATGCTCTTTTGATCTGTGGCATTCTGTAGCGCATAATAACTTTACCAGTTTTAGCTCTAATACTCTCGTTATAGCTGTTGATTACAAGATTAGAATCATCTACAGTATAGGTAGGAATGTTATTAGAAATAATTTGATTTAAGTTTGCAAATCGCATTACTCCATATTCATCTATGTAGGATCCAATTTGATAAGCTAGGAAGGCCTCACGTAGAATATCATAAATTGTTTTTTGTTTTGAATCAGCAAAGAAATATGTAGCTGAAAGATAATGGTTATTGTCTTTTAGTACAGACAAAAGCTCATCATAATTATAATCTGTAAACCCTGAAAAATCCATAAGATTAGTAAAAATGTTAATTAAACTTTGTTTATGTGATACGTAATCTGCAACTGGAACTGTTTGTAAAAATTTTATTGCATCAAAACAAGTAACTTTAGCTACTTTAATATCTTGATTATCCCAACTATCTGAATAAAATACTCCGCCAGGAATGATTCTATTTTCCTGTGTATCTACAGAAGTTGATGGGATGTAATAGTTCATGTAAAACTTTACATTTTTTGTAAGTAAATTTTTAAGCGGAGATATAAATACTGTCGAGTCATTTGCATTTGTAGAAAATACTGACAGAGGTATGTTCTTATCTCCAGACAGCGGGATGTTTGAAAGAGCAATAGTTGCAGCATTTGCTGACATTGAAGATATAGGAAGTGGCGTTGATTTGCTATCAAGTTCTTTTGTAATTGAATAATCTATTACAAACGAAGATAGATCAAGTTCCATTCTTGGAGAAATTTCAACTACCTGCAATCTTGAAAATTCTTGAACAACTGTATTAACATCTGACTTGTTATAAGAATTGGTCTTATAAGCTGCAACAACATCTGTAGAAATCTGAGTTAAAACAATCTTATTTATATTAGTAGACTTTGTAACTTGACCCTTTGAATTGATTGTTGGCATTGATCCAGATGTTGCGGCATCCCAAGTCCATTTTGTTGTATTCCATCTTTTTGAAGCATCTGATATTTCAGGGTGATAGTAAAGAACACAAACTCCAGCATCAGAAATATCTGCTGATTTAATATTAATTGTAGAATCAACCTCTGTTGATTTAGCAGTGTTATATAACTGTACTAGGAGGTTGGAGGGCTTTGATTGACTTACATTAAACTTTAATACAAGCTTGTTAACCTGCAACAACTCCTCATATATAGCACCAACAGAAGTTGTAGGATTTGGAATCTCTGATACAAAATACTTATATTGTGAAAATGGTGAAAGATTTCCATTCTTATATATTGAATTTGAGTTTACTGAGAATAAAGTTTTTGGAGAATATACAACTGGTGAGCATGGCATAGAATTATTCCATTTACTATTTGCCTTTGTAACCGTTCTTGTAATATCAGGAATGCTTGCATTTCCAGATGTTACATAGCTTTCACCTGGTCTAAAATATGTAAAGATGCTATTTGTAGACCATAGAGATCCATAGCAGTAATCAAAGTAGCTTATCTCATATGCTTGTAGGTGACAGACTTCAATTCCCCACAATCCCGCCGCATCAAGTGTTGTATTTGCAAAATCAAGGGTAAGGTCAAAATTGTTGTACTCTGTTCCATTTGGCTTAACACCTGCAACTATTTCTACCTTTTGCCATGTGTAATTATCCAAAGTCATAAATCCGTTAGAAGAGTGTAGTCCAGATGTGTTATTGTCTAGCGTTGTTGAGAGGTGGACTATGTTGTTATCAATAGATCTTGCATAAAATACAACCTTGTAGCATTTTGCACCGCTTTGTTTTAACGGAAAGTTAATTGAAACTTTTCCTTCAAAATTATATGCATCAACTACATTGCTTGCTTTTACTGTAAATTTAACAGATTTAGTATCGGTAAATGTTCCTGTAAGCTTTGCATCTTGAACTTCAGTTGCAGTAATATTGTTCTTGCCACCATTTGTAACATTCCATCCAGTGCTTGGAAAATCATTAATAACATTAATTCCATTACCCGCAAATGTAGCAAATGGATAATAAATTAAATTGTAATTCCATTCGGCGGAGATGAAAGGATATACTGTAGCTGCACTATTATCAAAGTACTTCTTAACCTTATCTGTACCTAGCATTAGATCTCCGTAAATTCTATTTTAAGATCCACATAATCGTAACCTGTATTTAGAGCATTAGCCGAGTTATACCCTCTTCTCTTCTTGATATCATAGTTGAATGAACTCATATATGATTCAAAAATTTGTCCCGATGTTTGCTTTGAATCTTTATATGTACCTGAATCTGGTACGCTTCCTTCTGCAGGAATTGTATCTTGTGCATAAATAAGTTTTACGTATACTGGCTGAAAAGCATTAGCTTCATAGAAGGCTTTTATCCAAGCTCCGCCGTGAGCATTGTTTGTATTTGTACTGATTACAGTTGTAGTTGTTGGAGTTGATTGTGGAGTCTGTACACCTGGCAACCAATATCCAGTATTTAATCCTGTACCCGAAGTTCCTATACCACCTGGAATAATTACTGTAAAAGACATTGGAGCGGTACTAACGGAATCTACAACGTGCTGTCCATCTAAATTTGCATTTAAAGTATTATACAGTGTTATTGTTTGACCTTGCGTAGGAATATCTAATTGGTTATTTACAGCAATTGTTATTTTTGTTAAATCTGTTTTATCTAAACTAACTCCCATAGCTATTGGATGTGAGAGCACATATGAATAAGTTCCAGTAATTCCAGATATTCCAGATTTTGCAGACTTTACAGAAAAATATCCTTGTGAAATTCCTCCAAATACTAGGTCTGTTGGGGTTGCAAGATTTACGGCTTGATTTAATGTAACAACATTTCCATTTACTGAAACAGAAACAACTTGAGTTCCACTGGGAATTCCAGATCCAGATACGGCCATGCCTTGCCCTATTGTAGATGAACCAATAACATATGTTTGATTAGTTAATGTAATTACTGTTGATGAACCAGTTGATGTTGCTTTTGCTTTTAATGGGGATTGAATTGATGAAACAACATAAGTTCCATTACCTAGTTGATTGCTATCATTTGTAATTGTGGGTGAAACACCAGCAATTGTTACTGATCGTCCTATTCTATCTGGAAGAGTGTCTGAATAAAAAAATACATTTCCAGCGGCATCTGAAATCATATTAGACCATGTTCCAGTTACGGTGTTTTCGCTGTTAGCTGCAACTACTTGATTTGTTGTAGTGCTTACAGTTGTAGTAGTTACGCCAGATGAGTAATCAACTAAGTTTGAATCTAGGCTTGGAAGATCTTGCCAAGCTGTAGTAATCTTAAATTTTCTTGCAACCACATATTTACGAAGAATACCGTTAGCCATTCTTTGAGTATTTTCAATTAAATCATAACTGATTCCAATAGGTTGACGATTATGGTCAGTTAATTTATGCCAAGATAGGGGATCATTTGGGTTATCTATTGGATGGTAGCCATGCGGGGTAATTGCGGGATCATATGGTAATGCAAGCTGTACACCTATTGGAATTCTCATTAGACCACTACCCTTCTATTAGATTCAGTCATTCCTGGCAATCTCTTAATAGCGGTTACAACAGTATTCGCTATACCCTGTGCATCTTCGTTATTTACAGTAACATTAATGTTATATGTACTATTGCTAATTGTACCAGAACCAACGCCATTTGGCATTTGTGGATCATATGAACCATTATTAACTGAATCCATAAATGATGTTCCATATTTAGCAACTGCAGATGCTCTATGCATATATTCACCATTAGATGCCCAAATTGGAACCATGTCTGATGTTGCTCCACCTGGACCAGTAATCATTCCTGCTGTTGCAAATTTTCTGATTGCTCCGCCAGTTGCTTTAAATTTACTTCCATCCCAACTTTGATTTGGTCCTCCAGAACCAAGCATGTGTACATTTCCATCTTTATCAACAACTTGGAATAAATATTGTTTCTTTGCTCCATGTATAGCAAATATTCCTTGATTAGAATCATCCATAGTAAAGCCCATTGCTGCTGCATAAGCTTTAACTGCTTGTCTTTCTCCACCAGATCCCATTTGCCAACTTAATTTTCCTTGATCTGCATGCGCCATCATTAAAGCTATTGTTTTTTGTTTTTGTTCACTTAACGATGTAGGAACAGAAGATCCTGGATCAACAAACTCTGTATACGTATCTCCGCTGCCAGTGGCACTATAGTTTCTATAAAATCCTGATGCAGATGGTGCATTAGAAACAACTGATTTTGCTATTTGTCCTTTGGTAGCAGTTTGAGGCAAAATTCCTAAAGCTTTTACTAAATCTCCCCAATTTATGCTTCCAACTTTTACTCCATCTTTATTTAAAGTATCAATAGCTTTAGTATTTTTATCAATAGCTGTTTGATTATCAGTCATAGCTTGTTGATAGTTTTTAATTTGTTTGTCTAGGGCATCTATTTGATTTTGTAATGCATTTGTAGCATTTTGATTTGCATAATCTGTAATACCAGAATTTTTTTGCATTTGTAAAAGATTTGCTTTTAGATAATCTCCACTTGCAATTGCTACTCTTATTTGTCCTTCAAGATCTGCTTGAGAAACCATAAAGTCTTGTTGTCTTTTTAATTCAGCAGTTATTGCTTGTTGAGTTTTTAAAGCATCATCAAGTTTATTTTTTTGTTTTGTTAAAAGATCAATTTGAGCTTTATATTTATCATTTTGTGAACCAATTTTTGCATTAGCTGAATCCAAACTTTTGGTCTTTGCATTAGTTGAATTACTTGCGGTAAATGCGGATGCAGCTAACTCTGCTATCATTTGTTGTTCAGTTTTTGCTTTACCAGTTTTAGGATCAGTTGCTGTTACTGAACCACCCGCTGAAAGCAAAGCCATAATTTCCATAATACCTTGTGAAGAGAAATGCAATGCTAACAATGCTTGAAGTGTTTGTAGTTGTGCTGCTCCTTCTTTGCCCATAGAAATAAAATGTTGCTTTAACATATCAACACCAAGAGATGCATCACCTAAACCAGCTATTACGGCCTGCAATCTAGATTCAAGTTCTGTTTGACTTGATGCCCCAGCAACTAAAGACATGGAGGACATAAATGTGCTTTGGAATTTTTCCGTATCATTTTTTGTTTCTTTCAAAGCTGCGCTAACTGCTTCTAGTTGTGTTTTTGTTTCTGGTAAAATGTTTCCTATTGATGTTCCATGACCAGTAGCTTTTAATAAAAGATCAATAAACCCTTGTGCTTGCTCTGGTTTAATTGCACCCATTGCTACTTGAAGATTTACATATTCTTGTATAATTTTTTTAATTTTTGCTGGATTAGTTTCATCTGTAAGTTGTTGAAACACTAAAGACAAAGGATTATCTTTAGGTAGTTTATTAACCATATCTACAAAGTTTGCTAGCTGAACATCGCTTGCAGAAACTACGCTAGCTGCACCTTGAACAACGGATGTAAATTGTCCAAATGCTTTTGTTGCTGCATCAATTGAATTTCCGTAAAATGATGCTGCATCTGCACTTATTTTCCAATCTGCTTCTGCTTCGGCCTTATGTTTCTTTTCTACTTCAGAAAGATGCTCAACAGCTTTATAAAGAAGTGTTACTGCTGCTACTCCAGCCAAAATTGGCATAAGTGGAATTGATTCTGGTAAGAACATTCCAATCATAGATGCCATACCTACATTTGAAAGAACTGATCCTGCTGTGCCAGCCATACCGCCTTTACCTGAAAGCATAGAGCCACCCATCATGGCGACCATTCCTACTCCCATTCCACCCATTCTTCCAGATGTTCCGCCTGCTCTTCCACGTAAAATTCCTGGCAGCTCTCTTTGTGGACCAACTACACCCATAGCTTTTGCTTGACCAGCCATGAATGCTTCTCCCAAAGTCATTCCTGCAAGCTCTGCTTCTGGTGCACCAGCAATTGCTAGTGCGATTAATTCTTCTCTTACGGCTTCAGAAATTGGAACTTCAGATTTTGCAATTGCTGCAACCATTCCTTCTTCCCATGCCATTGCAACTGTTACTGCATCTTTTTCTACAAGTGCTGGAAGTCCAGCAAATGATTCATTTATAATTGCTTTAACTTCATTTGGAAGAGCTTCAAGTCCTGCTTGTATTTGTGGAACCAGGGTTTCGTCAAATGCTACTCCAGCATTTCTAGCGGTTTCTCGCATACTCTCAATAATTCTTGCTTCATTTGCTTTAAATTCTTCATTCATTGCATGAACAAATTGTACATTTCCTGCTCCAGTGAGTGCTACTTGTTGACGAGCAAATCCTTCTGCTCCACCAATCCATGCACCAGCTCCACCAGCACGGTTTCTTTGATCAAATACATTACTGCTTGATAAATTAAATTGATTCCAAAATTTTTGCATTGCTGCTGGATTACTTGAAAGAGCATAATTTTGAGCCATAACTCTACTTGAAACTGATGCAATTGGATTGTTAACATCGTTAACAGTTTTCATCTTAAGCAATTCTTTTTCGTATTCTATATTAATTTGTTCATTAATCTTAAGAGCGTCTTCTTGAGTTAACAGTATTCTACCTTCATCATCAACCATTTTTGTCAATGCTTCTAGGAACTGTGTTGAGCTTGTCTTAAACTTTAAAGCATAAGCTTCGGTTTCGCCAGTTGCGTCTGTCATTGCCTTTATGTATTCTTCTACTGCAACACCTTCTTCAGATGCAAGCTTTTCATTAATTCCACGTATGGCAAATACTCCACTTGTTGGCTTACTTAATACTGTTTCATCTTGAGCAAGTGTTTTAAATGGAAGATTGTTTGGACTTGCAGCTCCTGTTTTGTATCTTCCAGCAAATCCTGCGTCTCCCGCTGCCGCTCTTGCTTGAGCTTCTGCAACCGTCATTTGTCCATAAATTCCTCTTGTAGAAGACATGTTTGTATTTGCTAATGCCATCGTTGATGCTGCTGCTGTTGCTGCGTCTGCAGTTGAAGCAGTAAGGCCTGCTTGCATTGCAGTCAAAGATGTTGTTAACTTTTCAATTGCTGCTGCAAGCAAATCAACAGCTTCAACATCTTTTGCTATTTCTGATCCAAATAATTGTGCAGCATTTTGTGATGCAATAATTTCTGGTGTTAAAAGCTCTTTAAAAGTTTTTCCGCCAGTTATTAATTGTTTTAAATTAATAAAAGCTTTAAGTATATATCCCGCAAAATTAGCTAAAAGACCAGTTAACATAATTACTGGTCCTGCAAGTGCCGCTCCACCCGCAAATATTCCAAGCACTGTTTTTATTGGACTTGGCAGACTTGAAAAAGCTTTTCCAATTTTGTTAGCAAAATTAAGAATCATTGTTCCCATTTCAAGAAACTTTTGGCCCACTGGATAGATTGTTGCTTTAAATCCTTCAATTGCTCTTGACCATTTACCAGTAACAGATTCTGTAGCAATTTTCATTTCTTGATCAATAAGTGTTGCAAGTTCTGTTGCTGAAGCTCCAGCAATTTTAAATCCTAGCTGCGTTTGAGATCCAGCCTTTCCTAAATTATCAAGGAGTGCTGTAACACGAGCAAACTGGAATTTTCCAAAAAGCTTTTCAATAAGTTGTTCTCTGGCAAGCGGGGCAATACCTTGCAAAGCTTGCTGTAAAGCAAAAATCATTTTAACTGGATTACCACCAGTTGATGTTGCAATCTGACCTAAATTAATGTTAAACTTTGCAAACATATCTTTTGCTGCAGTTGTTGGGGATATAAGTGATGCCATAGCTGATTTAATAGCGTTAGCAGCTTGTGCTGCTGGTACTCCCGCTTCTTTCATAGCAAGCATCATTACTGCTGTATCTTTATATGTTCCACCGAGTTGTTTTACAATAGGACCAATTCTTGGAAAAGCATCAGTAATATCATTCAAGTTCAAAGCCGTCTGCTTTTGAATTGCAGTCATAAAGTTTACGCCTTCTGCAAGATCTTTAGATCCAACTTTAAAAGTATTTTGCAAAGTCATAATCCCAGTAAATGCTTGATGTGCATCAATTGAGCCAAGTTTAGAAAGTCTCATAGCTTGTTCTGTTGCAGTAAGTAAGTCGTCTCCAGTTCTGCCAATAGCAGCAAAATCGGCTGCTGTTGCTGCAGTATCTTTTTGCGCTGTTCCCATGCTTGTTGCAAGCTTCTTACCTAAATCAATTACTTGTGAAGAAATTTTATTAATTTGATCCGCACTTGGTGCTACAAGCCCAACTCCATATAATCTTTGTAATCTTGTAAGCTCTGTATTTGTATCTTTAAATGATTTAGTAGCAACTGCACCAAACATAACCATAGGCATAGTAAGACCAACAGTCAACTGACGACCTGCCCACTGAGTATTTTTACCCCATGTAACAAGTGCAAGGGATGATTTTTCAAGAGCTAAATTGTAAAGATTTTGTTGCATTGTAGCAAGCTTTGTAGATGCAGTAATAGCATTAATTTGTGTTGGCGTATATACAGAAAAAATTCCACGTTTTGTCGGATCTGACATAACAACTGATTCTTGCAGCTTTACTTGCTCTATTGCAAGTGCTTTCATGGCTGCTGCAGATTGTCCAGCTTTGCCAGTAATTATATTAAAATATTCAGAAAGTTTTAACTTTCCAGACATTAATGCAGCACCAAACTTTTCAGTTTCTGCTGTCATTTTTACTGTAGTTTGAGTAAACTGACCAGTAGATAGCATTGTCGAATTAAATGCTGCTTGTGCTGCCGCTAGGTCTTTAGCAAGTGCTGAGCCTAATCCAACACCAGCAACACTTTTATTTAATAAACCAATTTGCGTTTGGAGTGATTTAATTTGTGCATTAACTGATGTAAAATCACCTAATGCAACTATATTAAGTTCTATACGTGCCATACTTTGCAGTCACCCCCTTTATTCAAGTTCCATGAACCCGAGTCCTTCGCCAACTCCGAACCCTTCGCCTTGAGCAACTCTGGAATTATTGAGATCTGTAATATCTGATTCTTCGCTAGAAGATTCATCAAGATCAACTCCATTCATTGCTGCTTGGAACTTCATTTTACGCTCTTCTTTCTTTCTCATAGCATTTAATATTTCATTAAGCTCTAAGATAGAAAGTGTTGATTCTAACTCGTCAAAGTTTTTCCAATGACCAAGTAAGAAAGCTTCGGACTCCAGGGAGCGTAGATCTAGTTCGTCCCAACTAGAGCTGCTCCCAGAAGGTTTGGGTCTGTTAATTTCAAACCGCCACAAATTTCTAAAATCTTCATCATTGTAGGAATTTCAACTAATTCTTCAAACTTATCTGTATCTTTTGATAGTTCTGGTTTAAATACCTCTAGGCATATCATTGCTGCTTTAATGAAAACATCCATTGCTGCATCTTCATTGCCATCTTCTGTGTCTTCCATCTGCTTAATAGTAGCCATAAACTTTCTAAGCTGCTTAATAGGTAGAGGTCTCAACTCAATGGTTGATCCATCACTTAATTCAATTTCCAAAATATCATATACTGTTGTTGCCAATTGTAGCTCCTTTGTTTAGTTAAATTATACCAATAGAATGGGTAGACACAAATTCAGAGGCCCCGTCATTTCTGACGGGGCTTGAATATTATTAAATTGTTATTTAGTTTTAGACAGTTCCATAAACACGGTCAATTACTACACCGTATTCTGATCCTGCATAGCTATTTGAACGATCATCTGGAAGGCAACGGAAGTTCACTGGGAACACTGTTGCTGAATCACGCTTAAGAGCATGCATTGTTGTATCTACTGATACAACACGACGTGCTACATAAACACGCTCCTTCTGACGAATTGAACCCTGTGCACCTGCTGAACCAAACTTGCTTCCTTGTGTGTAAGCTGGAGCATTTCCAACTGCAATTAGAGTACGCTCTACTGGAGCATCTCCAAGAGCACCTGCTGCAAGGTTAAGTGTTGCACCTGCTTGATCAGTAGATTGAACCTTAACTGCAGAGTATGTAGGAACTGCATTGATTGTTGAACCTGTTGTATTTACATAGTAAGAATCCATTTGACCCCATGAAAGAGTAAGATTCTCAAGTGTACCTTCTGTAAGTTCTGTCTTAAGCATAACTTTAAGTGTTTGCTTGAATAAACGAGCTGCATCAAGAAGTTGATCAACTTGAACTTCACCGTATGAAGGCTCATAAGAAACTTCAAATCCTGTTGCTGTATAACCAACTTCACGATAGTCTGCTGATGACAGAAGACCTGTACGAGCTGAAGTTGAAGCTGGTAGGATACCTGCTAGAGTTGTGTTATCTGTTGCTGGACGAGCATCACCATTTACGTTTGAAATGAAGATATCCGCTGCACCTACAATAATATTTTTTGTACTATTAGCCATTTTTTTTATTTCACCACCTTATTTTATTTAGATTAAAAAACCTAAAAATAAGACAATTTACTTCCTCAAGTAAAACTATAGCAGCAATGCTTAATAAATCAAAGTTTCTAGGTATATCTACCAGTAAGTACGTCTACTTCACGGGTGTATGAATAGGTTATAGAAATCAGACCATTCATGAACCCGCCTTCATTTGCAAACGGTTGAACTGGATCTGCTGAATCAATCTTAAAATAATGATAGACGTATGGGCTGTTTGCTGACAAAGACAGATTAACGTCTTTTGCTGTTAAATCATATCTTCTAAACAGGTCTGTAGCCAAGTTTATGATTGTTTGAATTTCAGCTTGATCTCTTGATACCACATCAAATGTTATTGTTTCTTCGCTTAACCACCATTGAGTACCCATGTTACTCTGCATAATGTCATAAATGATATATGTTTTGCCTGGAAGTAGGTTGTTGAATTCAGGTACCTGTTGTGCGGGTATAACGGGCTCTAGGGGGACGTTGAAGCCATCTGCTATGTAATCATTAAGGTCAATTAATCCCTTGCCTTGTAGCTCCTGTAAAAGGGCTTTACGCACATCATACGATGCGACATATTTATAATTAACTGTCATCTGATAATCTCCCGTCCTGCTACTACTGATTCTACAACCTGCATGGTAATTCTTCTCATATCTGCAATTCCAGCATTTTTTCTGGTTAAAGCCAATGATGCCTCATGAGCTATTTTCTCATACAATCCAGATGAATTCATAACTACTTGAGCATTTTTTTGATACCAGGCTGACATAAACATAGCCAAAGAATCTTTAACAAATCTGCCACCTGGGTTTTTAATATTTATTCTTGTTCCTGGTGCTACAAATCTTGGTTCAAATCCATCTGAAAATACTTGTACATTTTTAGTAACATAGTTGATCTCTATGCCTTTTTCCATAATTCTAGCCTTGTCTCTGAATACATTTCTTTTTGAAACATACCCCCCACCTTTACCCCTTGTAGATAATTCTATGGGGATGGGCACGGGAGTCTTTGAAGGTAAGAATCTTGCTTCTGTTATAAATGATCCATTAAGCATGGTAACTCTATCTAACACAAAAAGTCTTGCTGTTGGTTTGCCAACTTTATTCCACTCATATATATGATGCATTCTTTTTGGATTCATTGCAGAAAATCTGTCAGTGGCAAACATAAAGCGTTCTCCCAGAATAACAAATGCTGCTCTTGAAACTTCTTCAAGAAATGGTGCTTGAGTCATATATCCAATTGCTTCTACTTTAAGAGCAATTTCTCTATCTAAATTACTAAGGCTTGTTTTATCTATTGATAGTTTTATCATTATCTTGGACGTTTACCCTTTGCATTGTGGCTTCATAATAGGAAACTCTTCCAAATGGATCTAGGACTGCGTGTGAGGCTGTAACCTCAAATATAGTATCTGGCTGATCAATCTTATCAATCTCAACAAATACTTGTTGTCCATTACTTGCTCTAACTGCACTAACTCTCCAACGCTTACTCATAAGCTCTAGGCTTTTTACTTTTAATTGTAATCCTTCATGGTATCCCGCCTGTGCGTTTTGAGAAGTATCAAAGCTTTTACCATCACCCTTTGTTGATGTTCCTCTTGTTTTAATTGGTTCAACTTTGCATTGAATTGTTTTTTTATATACCCATTGTCTAGAGATGGCTCCAGTGTCTGGGTCTTGAATATTTTGCTGACCATATACTTCTGCGGTCATGTTCATAATTGATGCAATGATTGATGAATTAAACATTAAATGATTACGATATTAACGTTTCGGTATTGATCAAGGATATTATCCACTGTCACATTACCCGTACCGTTAAATGCTCCTCCCGCCATTTCAAATGAAATTTCTGAAAGGTCAACCTTCTTAAGGTACTTATTGCGCCAGTTATAGTCATTTGCAAGAATATCTCCAACAAGCATCATTGCTGCAAGCTTAATATCTTCTGGCACATACTTGTATCCTAATTGTCCTTGGAACTTATATCTTGACTTATCTCTAAAGCGTCCATAATAAAGAACGGAAGGGTCTACCTGATTGTCGTATCTTACATCCCAGCCTTGGTTTATAATTCTAACAGCTTTACCTGTTGGGCTAATTTCTAATGCAAATCCAAAATTGTTATATACGGGACTAACAGTATTATCAATCATTAGTTGATCGTTTTCCCAAACCTTATCTAGGGTAATCATTCTTTCCACACACTCTATGGCATCTGAACCTACGCCAAATTGTTCTTGTGCCCCGTAATATGTATAAAAAGCCTGACCTGTATACCCCTCAATAATTGTTCTTGCTACTTTTTCAGCAGCTGAAATTCTTTCTGGTGGCATATAATTTAAATCTGAAGGAGTTGATCCATAACCTAAAAAGTCAATAATATCGCTTACCGTAGCGTATACCGAACTTACTCTATAAAAATCTTGTTGATCAAATACAACTCCATTTATAGAATAATGCCAGACAACCTTCAATACTCTTTGAATATTTGTCAAAGATGGTCTAAGCATATAAGAATATGCACCATCTAAATCGTCATCTGTAGCAAGACCAGAGTACCCAGATAGCGGGGCTGTATCGTTATCCGCATCATAAATTGTTACTGTTGGAACGGCATCTGCCTGAACCATCACATTGTCACTTATAACGTGTAAGTGAATTTTTTCCTGAGTACCTCTGGCTATGTCTTGCATTTATTTACTCCTTGTTATGCGTAAAAATCTTGCGCCTCTCGTGGGGTCGCAATACGAAAGCCAGGTTGTGTGTCAAAAATGTTTTGCGCTTCTGACTCTGACATGGCTACAAAAGGATGCTCTTGTGTAAAGGTATATCCCATTGCTTGATATGAATGATTCATTCTTTCCATTTTAACTAATACTGAGTTTTCAGTTTTCATTATTTTTTTCTCTCTCTGCTTTTTCTCTGTTTCTGGTATTTCTATTTCTTCTTTTTCTACATTAGTAAACTTATCATACATTTGATATGTAATACCTTCTTCTTCAAGAAGAGCAACAATTTCAGTCTTTGTCTTTGACCCATCAAGATCAACTCCAAATGACTCTGCTGCCTTTTTTAATTCGCTAATTTTTAAATCTGAAAATGACATTATCTTCCTCTCGTTAATGTGATTTAATTATATCAGAAAATGATTAAGGGAGCTACTCTCGTAACTCCCCCAATCTTGCAACTAATAAATATTAGTATGTGTATGTGCTGTTTCCGCCAGTTACATTAGCTCCGTGTGTTACAGAACCGAATGATGTACCTGTTGAACCTGATACCTTGATGTTCTTTACGATGACGTGTGCATCGAAGTTTTCCATCTGGCAACCAACACGGATAAAGAGAGTGTACTCAATTGTATCCTTCTTTGGTTGGAACAAACGGTAGACAGTAACATCACGCTTGATACCAATAATGAAGTTCTGAGGGAAAGTCAAGTGAAGGTCACCATGAAGACCAGATTGGCCTGCATAATCTCCTGCACGAGTCTCGTCCATCAAAGGAACGTTGATTACTGGAATACCAAATGCGAATGGTGTTACAGTTCCTGGACCACCATCGTTAGCTGCAACATCTCCACGAATAACGCCAGAAGCGATATCGAATGGATTTACTGAGCCTGCGTTAGCAGTT